ATATTTTTTGAAAACCAGCCCGAACCAGCTCTAACCGGCCGCTACCAGCCGAGACTAGAAACGACTACGCACGTTGGCAGCCAATCACGCGCAACCGAAATTGGGGAGTTTGCGGAGAGGGTGCTTAGGCTACCGCTTATGCCGTGGCAGCTGCATTGCTTGGAGGGTTTAACTGCTTTTGATGACGTAGGCAAATGGTTACACCGTGTTGGCCTAATAAGTGTGGCCCGGCAGAATGGCAAGAGCCTTTTAAGTAGCGCGGTTATCGGGCATTGGCTTACTAAAGAGGCCGAGCACCGAGGGCAGCCGCAAACGGTAATTAGCGTTAGTCACAAGTTGGATTTAACAGCCGCGCAATTTAGTTACTTGGCGCCAATCATGGAAGCCAAATTTGGGGCCGAGGTTTCGTGGTCATACGGCCGCCAAAAGTTGACAATGCCGAATGGCAGCGTGTGGCATATTCGAGCAGCTACCCCGGCAGCAGGTCACGGTTACAGCGCCGACCTAATCACCGCCGACGAGGTATGGCAAATATCTGAGGCCGCCATAGACGACGGTTTACTACCGTCTCAACGTGCACGTAAAAACCCGTTGTGTTTACTTGTGAGCACGGCTGGTACGCAAGAGTCCACCGCGCTATTGCGTTGGCGTGACCAAGGGTTAAGGGCGATAGATAGCGGCAAACAAACCACGTTGTACTTTGCCGAATTTAGCCCAAGCCCACAACTAGACCCAATGACGCCCGAGGCATGGGAGTACGCAAACCCCGCACTAGCTGGCGGCCTCATTGACTTAGACGTAATTGAGGGCGAAGCGTTAGGCCCTAACCGCTCGGCGTTTCTTAGAGCCTCGGTTAATTTGTGGCAGGCCGTTACAGCCGGGTGGCTAGAAACGGGCGTGTTTGACGCTTGCAAAACAGATACCCCGCCACCCCCCGGCGGAGTGTTGGCTATTGAAAGCTCAACCGACGAAGCCCGTTATACCGCCGTACGCGCCGTACAGGTTGGCAACAAAACACACGTAACCGTGGCGTTTACCGCTAACAGCGTTGCCGAAATGTGGCGGCTAGTTGACCTAGAAATAGAAAACAACCCGGGGCTACGCCTAGCAATAATCCCCGCGCTAGAGGTAAGTTGCCCGCCAGCGCTCGAGCGTCGCCGCACCATAGTTGGCTACCGTGAGCTACTGAAATGGACGGCCGCGGTGCGCTCAATGATTGTAGAAAACCGTTTACAACACAACGGCGAGCTACTACTAACACAACACGTTGAGCGGGCCGTACTTATTAAACACAACGGAAGCGTTGCTTTATCCTCGACACGAAGCCCGGGCCCTATCGAAGCGGCGCGGTGCATGGTATGGGCTGCCGCCATGGCAAGCCGCCCGCAACTTGTCGGTAAACCAATGATTATGGGCGCTAACCGCTAAAGTTTGTTTGGCGCTCGCTGGCCTTGCTTTCCGTCGGGGATTGCTCGCCGCCAGCGAGTGCCACCATTAGCCGCCTAAATATGGCACACTAAACGCATGGCTATTTTTACGCGCAAACCTGAACCAGCAACCGTTGTTAAAGCCGCTGCCGGTAGCAACGCTGGCGCGTCACAAATTGGCAATTTCTTTGCGTACACCGACGGCGTAAACCGTAGCCGTTTTATGCAAGTACCAACTATTAGCCGCTCACGCGATTTAATGGCAAGCCTTGTCGGCTGTTTGCCGCTTGTCATGTACAAAGAAATGTGGAACGGCGACGAAATGGAAAAGGTGCCCGAGGCGCCGCGCTCATGGCTACGACGCATTGACAAAGGCGTAACGAACAACTTTATTTTAAGTTGGACATTTGACGATTTGTTTTTTTATGGTCGCGCATTTTGGTATATAACCGAGCGCACCGCCGACGGATACCCGGCAGCGTTTACGCGTCTACCCGCCGCAATGATTACAACACAAGACCAAGCACAAGGCACGGGCGTTTGGTTTGGCCCGTCTAAACAAATTTTGTTTCAAGGCTTACCAATTCGTTACGAGGATTGCGTACAGTTTTTAAGCCCAATTCAAGGTTTAATTTATACCGGCGCAACCTCAGTAGATACCGCGTTAAAGCTTGAGCAGGCCCGCAACAGAAACTCGAGCTCGCTGCAACCAGCCGTAACGCTTAGGCAGACTGGCGGCGAGCCTATGAGCCCGCAAGAGTTAAGCGACTTGGCCGCGGCCTACGACAGCGCCCGCTATGCGTCGGCCACGTGCGCGGTAAACGAATTTGTAGAGGTAATACCTAACAACGCAACCCCCGACAAAATGCTACTTATTGACGCGGCAGAATACCAAGCAAAAGAAATTGCGCGCATTGCAAACGTCCCCGCCTATTTAGTTTCGGTATCTATCGGTAATTATTCATACGTCTCATCAAGTGAGGCCAGCCGTGACCTTTATACCTTTGGGGTTAAGCCATACATAGATTGCATACAAGAAACACTAAGCGCGGATAACGTGCTACCACGTGGCACGGGTGTTATGTTTGACATCGAAAGCTATTTAGAAAACCAATACCAAGACAGCGCCGAAAATATGCCGGACATGGCAAACGAGGTAAACAATGCTTAGGTTAATCCCACAAGAATTAAATTTAGACGCCGCTAAAGGTGACGCGCTGCCACGTAGAACCCTTGCCGGTGTCGCCCTACAATACGGCGTAGAGGCCGTCGTATCGGACGGGCAAAAAGTACGTTTCGAGCCGGGCGCACTACCGCTTGAGGGCAAGAAACCCAAAATGTACCTAAACCATGACAGCACTAGCCCAATCGGCTTGGTGACCGCTCGAGAGTTGGTAGGCGATACCGTCATGTTTGAAGCCAAGATAAGCGAAACAACGCTAGGCAACGAGGCGCTAGAGCTTGCAAAAGACGGCGTATTGGACAGCGTAAGCGTAGGCATTTTGCCCGTCGAATTTAGTTTTGACGAGGCTGGCACCATGGTTGTAACTAAGGCCGATTGGCAAGAGCTCAGTTTGCTGCCCTATGGCGCATTTGAGGCGGCCAAGGTGCAGCGCGTCGCGGCGAGTATCCACCAAGAGCCCGACGAAATAGAGTTAAATAATACACAAGACGAAAACGAGGAGTTAACCGAAATGGAAAAGACCGTAGAAACACCAGCCGTAATTGAGGCCGCAACCGTGCAAACCATTTATGCACAGCCTCGCAAATTGCGTTTGCCGAGCACGTCGGAATACATCGCTAGCTACGTACGTGGCGGCGCCGACTTTGCACAAATGAACGCAAACATTAAGCAAGCAGTTGTTGAAGCTGCACCCGGTGTTGCGCCATTCATTAACACGGAAAGCACCCCGGGCATATTGCCAGAAATCATCACCGGGAGTGTCTACGACTCGCTAAACCCAATTAGGCCGTTTGTTAGTGCAATCGGGACTAGGGCAATGCCGACAGCTGGCGCAACTTTCCGCCGTCCAGTAATTACAACTCGACCAGTTGTTACACAACAGGCCGCACAGTTTGACACGCTCAACGCGTCAACCGTTGTAGTTTCAAACAACGACGTTTCAAAACTAAGTTTTGGAACATACGTCACCGTGTCCGAACAAGACTTGGATTGGTCAGACCCGTCAAGCATTGACATTATTTTGAACCAGCTCGCAATCGCTTACGGCCAAGCAACCGACAACTACGCCGTAGACACTTGCCATGCAGCAATTACGCAAACTTCATCGGTAGCAGATACCGCTAAAGGTGCAGATTGGGTAGCAGCAATTTACGAGGGCGCCCGTCAGATTTCGGCAAACTCTAACTACTTGCCAACGCACATGTTTGTAACTCCTGCAAGTTGGGCCGCATTGGCCAGCTCGGTAGACGATTCCAACCGTCCAGTATTTCCGTACACGGGTGCACCAAACCTTATGGGCCAAAACGCTGCCGGCAACGCCGCTGCAACAACTTGGAACGGCAACCCGCTTGGCTTGGTTCTTGTTGTTGACAAGAACGCACCGGGCTCATTCATGGGACACGCTGCCGGCCCTGCCGCTGGTTTCGAATTCTACGAACAGCAAAAAGGCGCAATTAGCGTTGAGGTACCAGCAACTTTGGGCCGCACGATTGCTTTCCGTGGTTACGCTGCCGCTTTCATGGCAGACGCCACCAAGTTCGTCAAGTTCGTCTGATAACCGAAAGGTAGGCCATTATGGCCGCTTACTCGGTCACACAAAAATACTTAACCGACAATTACGCGGTTGTTGTATTACTAACTAACGCCGACCCGCTTGAGGTTGCTCAATCCGTTGTTATTAGCGGCGTTGACGCAACCTTTAACGGCACGTACACCGTCGTTGACCTGCCGCAATATTATTTTACGGGCGTTGACGAGCAAGGGTTTTTTACCTTTGACTACCAGCAGCCAATACAAAACCAAGTGTTATATGCGCGTACAGCTGCCAACGTCGAAATTGTCGCGGCTACCGGCACCCTGACCACTACGCCCACGTGTACGTGGGTAACGCTCGACAGCCAAGTAGAGGATTGGTTAGGAATAGGCACCGCTACAGCTGCCGACGCCGCGTTTTTAACTCAATGCCGCACAAGTGCCAACGCTGTTTGTTACAAGCGTCGCCAGCAAGCCGGGTACGTGGACAGCCTTACAACGTCACCGAGCGCCGCGGTAACCCTTGGCACGGTGGCTTATGCAGGCTTTTTGTATAGGCAACGTGGTAGCGCTGGCATGGATTACGCGTCGTTTGATGGTATGACTACTGGCGGCTCAACAGGCTTTAGCCCAATGGTTAAACAGCTGTTGGGTATTGACCGGCCCGCGGTGGCCTAATGCCCGTACCCGCATACACCGACCTTTTTAACGTTGCGTTAGACGACTTGACAGCGACGCTAACAAGCATTACGGGCATGACTGTCACGAATGACCCAAGGAATATAAACCCGCCTACCGCGTTTATTGACGCCCCTAGTTTTGTGGCGTTTAACTACAACATTGTTGAAATTACGTTTCCAGTACGGCTAATTACCCTTGGCCCGGGCAACCTTGACGCGCAACGCTCGCTAATGAACATGGCCGCTTTACTGTTGGCTAAAAACGTGGCGGTTACTGGCGGCCGCCCAACGGTGGCTATCTACGGTGGGGCCGAGTACGCCGCCTATGATTTAACTATTGACTTGAAAGCGAGTACTACAGCATGACCAAATACACCGTTGTTAGCCCTCGAGTGGGTACACCGGGCGCCGAGTTTGACGCCGACCTAGCCGTAATTCGCGGGGCTAATATTGAGGCGCTACTTGCTGGCGGCTTTATTAAAGTATCCGCACCTAAGCCCGTAAAAAATGCTAAAAAAGACATAGACACAAACGAGGAGTAACCCCATGGCCACAACAACTTACCTAAGCAACCCGGACGTAACTATCGCAACGGTTAACTTGCGTGACCAGTGCACCGCCGCAACGCTCACCCGCACGGTAGAAGCATTGGAAAGCACCGCATTTGGTGACACCGCCCGTTTTAACGTTGGCGGCCTTGAAAACAACGAGCTAACACTTACTCTTTACATGAGCTACGCCGCAACCGAAACATACGCAACATTGGCCAGCCTTGTTGGTACCCAATGCAACGTGTTGGTTTCGCCACAAGCACCGACAACGCCA